GTTCTCTCAACTGTAATAGTCACAGTATGCGCTCCCACAGATGGCGAAGCCTGAAACCCGGCACACATATGATTACTCCCAGTCAATCCCGTTCTGGTTTCAAGCGTAGTAGCATCGAACTTTAATCGGAGCGTATACGTTCCAGTGTCACCCGCTAAAAATGATACGCCCGCATAGCAAACCCATGCTCGACCAGCCGCCCCAGGGGTCGCTGTAACCGTGCTAAGTGTTGTTTCGGTGTCAGTATTCAGCGTCACATAATCGTTTTCGTCTAGCCCGACGGCTTCGCTGGCTGGCGTATGTGTATGATTCCCAGCCGCCGCCGTTGTTGAGGTTGTACTAAGTGTCCTTAAACTGGCAGTCTCGGCCGACGCATCTGACTGCGTTAAATTAACGACAGCCGATCCATACCACAGGATGTCGTTACCGTTTCGCTGTAATTCCCCCGCGGCGTCCGGGTTCGCCGACTGATCAGCAAACGTCAGTGTCGCTAATGCCGCTAATGACACGCCTGACATCGACGCGCCGCCCTGCCCCGCCGCGCCTGTATGTGTATGGGTCGACAGGACATTCATATTGTCCCTGATGTCGACGTTCAGCATTGACGACGTGACGATGTCGTTCGTAATGCCCGTCCAGTCCCTGGGAGTTGTCCAGACCATTATAAAGCTCCTTAATTCAGCGGAAATCTAAACGGGAACTCGTACGCGAAATCCTGACTGATTATCCGCGATAATCGAATCAGTTTCGGCGGCGGTTCCCGCTTCGGTGTTCGTAACATCGGTCGGGCCGTTACTGTAGTGATTCCCATTTAATGCGTATGATTCCCCGCCGCGGCCTGTTGCGCCCCTGTTCCCAGCGTCCTCAGAGTTGCCGTCCCTGCGACGCCGTCGGCATATAAACCGACGACCGCTGATCCAGTGTAGTATACAAGATTATTCCCATTGCGCTGTAACCGCCCCGCCGTCGAGGGATTCCCGCTTTGGTCTGCAAACGTCGGGACTACTAAAGCCGCAATTGAAACGCCCGACAACGTCGCCGATCCATTGCCCGCAGCTCCACTGTGGGCGTGGGCGGATAGAACGTCGAGGTTCGCTTTTATATTCGCGTTCAATAGTGCCGCCGTGACCATTGTCGACGTCCACGATTTCGGCGTCGTCCAAACCATCAAATACCCCCTAGAATGCCGGGACGGTCGACGTTCCCAGAACGCCCGTCCCCAAAACCCAGAATTGACTGTATCCCCCGGATGCGGGTGACAGCATCCACTGGGTCGAATGTTGCGTCCCGCCGTTCGTTACCGAATGCGTTTCCGATTCAATAAAGAAATCGGCGTTGATGCCGAGCTTTGAATCATTGTTAGCCGTAACGGTGATCCTGTCTGATATATCCCGACTCAATACCTGTCCGATGTTGTTCGACGTGCTGGTCGGAATCGTAATAGTCAAAATCTCGACGGGCGATCCATAGATGCTCATCTGGTAGTCGCACCAGTCCTGCGCCTCCGACGTCGTCGGAATGAATGTCGTTTTCGCCGTGTATTTCCGCTCGCCGTATGCCGTCTGCGACGTCGTATCGATCGCCCGGACAATACACGGGTTTTTAGTCGTCACCGCCGTTCCCCGCGCCTGTACTTTAGTTAAAAATACATCCGAACCCGTCGCGGAGTTTGTAAACGTCATTGTCATTCGTTCGCCCGTTTTAGTCTGTGCGACCGTTATATCGGATGTGGAATTTGTCCCCGAACCGTCGGAGGATGTATTCGCCAGATAATCTGTAGTTGCCGCCGGGGTAGTCCATGCGTTGACTTCCATCGCATTATTTGCGGCGTCTGGGTTTGGATAGACCGCCTCAAATGTTTTAGCTTGTCCAGGTGCTAATGTCGGCGACGCCGATCCTGTTTCCGGGTGCGTCCATAGATTCGCAACTGATGCCGTGTCAAATGTTCGGGCCGTCGCCTCGACATGGTTTACAATCGTGCTTAACGGGTCGACCTGATCGATCTGGTTAAATGTATACGTCGCCCCGGATGCGTCGCTGAACGTCGCCTGTGACGTTGTGGACGCCGTTTCTGTGAGCCTGTGGGTTCGGTTTTCAAAAACGACTTGAGCGGTTTTTGATTCCTTGATAAAACCCGCTTCGGCTTCCTCGACCAGACGCAACGCGGCAATTGTTTTTTTCCCGCTCGACCAGTATCTCGAGATCGTTGTTTTCCCCGTGTCCAGATCCCGATCGTCCGCCGATGTTAAACCGACCGCGTCGAGGATGTCCCCGATCGCCTGATCGGTTCGACGGCTTGTCTGTGTCGCGACGTCGGCTTCAAACTGGTTTAAATATCCCAGTACACCGAACGCCGTTAGGGTACAAGTTTTAAGCCCCACAACCGCAGGGGCTGGTAATATCCGATCGAGGTATCCCTGCCACCTGACGCCGTCATTAAACGCGATCGGGAATGTATATGGAAACGATCCCGAACCCGCCGTTACTTTGACCTTGCGTCCTGGGACAATGTTCCCTGTTAATGCAGAGGATGTATTACTGGGCGAATATTTGCCGTCTGTATTGTCGAGGGTCGCCGTCAATTTCCCGGCAATTGACCGGCCTTCAAGAGCTGACGCATAGTCCCGGCCCCGTTCCCATGTCATGTCGAGAACCTCAGAGGTTATGTCGTCGCCCGAATCGGTAAAATCGCCGTCATTATTCCAGTCAACCAGAACCGTATATGATGCCGCCATTAGCCGCCCTCGACTATCGCCTCTGCTTCGACGGTCGCGGCTTTACCGTTCACCCTCTCGAGTTGCAAACGCAACTCCTCGCGCTCGCGTTCGGCGACTATGCGACGCAATTGTTCAGCCGCTAACGGTGATTCGGTGATCAGCCTTGAAAGGTCTGCGTCTGTTATTTGACCGTCCATTAGCTGACTCCCAGCGTTGCGAGCTTGTCCGACATACTTGTCAATTCATTTGTTTTGGTCGTTGCCCCTGCATCTGATGCCGACGCTGAGCCTCGCTTTTTACACTCAGTCCAAAACTGGCTCGTCAACCATGTTTCCCACTCCGCAACCGTGGGGGTAACGTCAGCGTCAGAGTCGTTCTTCCGAGTCGCTAATTCCTGTGCATATGTCCATTGATCGTCAGTCAATGTAACCGTAAAAGTCTGTGCCATATATCCTCCTATTAACTCGCTGCTATTACTGGTTCTGTTGCAAATTCTGCCCAGTTCAATTCGACGTTTACCATAAATTCCGCCGTGCTTACACCCGATCCTGTCAGGTCGATTTGTATCGCCACGGTCTGGACGTATTCGCTTGTCTCTGTGACGGTCATCGTAACGGTTCCGATACTCCTCGTTCCCGATGCGCTTGCCGCAACTGCCGATTCGTAAATCTCAGTCACAGCCGTATTTACGCCCGTGCCGTCACCCCTGATTGTTCGACCAAAAGCGTACTGGAATGCCTTCATTGCGTGTGCGCCAGTGTCGGTGTTAATCCTGTGACCGACGACACCGCTCATAATCGCAGTGTATGCGCCATCATCAGCATTGCCCGATTCGTTTGTTGATGTAATAGTGAAAATATTTGTGGCTGTATCGTCCGCAATTCCTGTTTTGTAAATACTCGCTCTTACAACACCAGCCGTTCCACTAATTGCAATTTCACTCATCCCACCAGCGGCATTGATGACTAAGCGATTCGTCCCATCCGTTCCGATGGCGATTTTCTCTTCTTCCCTGTGGCGAATCAGGGCATATCCAGACCCAGAAAGACCAATGTCAAGACTGTTTGTTCCCAGCGTTGCCCCCGTGGCATCGTTGGTAAATGCCATGTAGTTGGAGGAACTTGCGCCCCTGTGCAAATGTAATTGATAGCCTCCAGCCCCCACGACATGGAGTTTGGCATCCAACGATGACGTGATACCGATTCCGACATAATCCTCCGATGAATCAACGAATAAGGTTCCAGAGTCCCAGTTAAAATCTCCTGTGCCACCAGTTAAGGCTGTTAGCGTTCCCAGCGATGTTATTGCGCTCTGTGCCGCTCCTGTAACGGTCGCCGCTGTGCCTGTTGTATTTTGGTTAAGCGTCGTCACATATGCTGCCCCTATCGCTGTTCCCTGCCATACGCCCGTCGCTATTGTTCCGACGCTTGTCAGGCTCGACGAGGTTATCCCACTGGCTAAACTAGACCCGGACAACGCCGAACCCGCTACCGTTCCTCCGCTATTGCTGGCAGCGTGGGCGTGGGTCGCATTAGACCAGCTTGTTGATCCGATTGTAGGAGTTGAAGTCCACGCTGGAAGCCCTGCCCCAGATGTTTCCATCAGTTGACCAGAACTACCGATAGCCAGCCGTCTGAGGCTACTAGATGATTCAGCATATGGGAGATCGCCTTTCGCCTGTGACTCGAAAACGTGGCCGTCGATGGCCTCCCACTCTGTCTGTGTAAGCTCTGTTCCAACGCTTGAATGCTTTAACGAATTAGCCATAATTAACCCCTAAGTGGTTTGTAGTATACCCGAAAAACCGCCCCGTCGAACGCCGTCGCGGATCGCTTCGCCGACTTTGCGCTCGAAATCATCGAAGCCGTAAGTCGGCCCGTTGATATTGACCGTTACTCCGACGCCCTGACTGCCGTTTAGCGGGACAACCGCTTCCGGGCCTCGTTCGCCTATCATGGCGACGGTCGGCGACCGTACGATCCCACCTTTTGCCAGTTTCGGTATCTCTGGAATATCGAGCGACCAGCCCTGCCCGCCGATCCCCGGAACCCATTTCGGGACTTTAATGCTAATCTTATTGGCCCCGCGAATCATTAAATTCAGCGCGGCGATCAGGATATTCACATAACCTTTGATACCGTCGATGACGAGAGATACAGTAGCCTTCATACCGCCCCAGATCGTGTCCCAGTTGTCTTTTAGGAATAGCAATCCCTTGATCAGTGCGCCACCCGGCAGAAGCCAACCGAACGGGCCGTCAATAACGCCCGCAATAAAATCGACCACAGGCTCGAAGGTGCTTTTTATCGCGCCCCAGACAGTCGCCCATGTCTTTTGGAATATCTCGACGATCTTGTCCCAGTTCTTCCAGACCACAATCAGCCCCGCAATAGCGGCGGCGATCCCGATTATTATTAATCCGACTGGCCCCATTGCTAAGTTCAAGGCTGACATTGCCGCGGTCTGTAACCATGTGGCCGCGGTCGCTATCGTTTGAGAAGCGGCCATCGCTGAAATTCCTGTCGCCAATGCCGGGATCATAATTACCATCGGCCCGACTGCATTCGCAAAATTCCCAATCGGGGCCAATGATCCTTTTACCTTATTTTTCATAATGTCGAATTTGTCCGACGTTGTAAGCGTTTCTTTTGCAAGGTCGGCGACTTTACCCTCAGAATTCGCCATCGCTTCCAGCAATCCCCCCGGCCCGTCCAATGAAAAAGCCCCCTTGTCGATTGCGTCTTTAAACCTGACACCCGCACCCGCCCCGAATGCGTCGGTCGCAAGTGCCATCGCCTCTGTATCAGACGAAGCATTCTGTATGCCTGAAATCATGTCTCTTAAGCCACCAGCAATGTCGGTGACTCCTTCTTTTGCTAGTTTCTGGACGGCTGTATTTAATCCTGGCATCATTTTTGAAGCTGACAGGCCCGCCGCTTCCATGTTCCCGACGAGGGCCGTCGATTCATCGAGGCTTAAACCCATTGTCTTTAATTGTGGGCCGAATTTAACAACAGTTTCGGCCAGTTTAGTCATGGGGACGCCGACCGCCTGGGATACTGCCGTCAACTTGTCCAGTTGTAGTTGTGTTTTTTCCGCAGGGACGCCGAACGCTCCCATTGAGTCGGCGACGGCCTTAATCATGGGCGCGGTTTCCTCGCCCATTGCCCGCGAAACGTCCAAAAATGCTTTCGTAACGTCTTCGAGTTGTTCTCCTTCGAGACCCATTTCGGTATTGATGTCAGCGATCGCACTCGATACCGCCGCGGCGTCCTGTGGCACAGTTGCCCAGACGTCCTTAAAGGAGTCCTTTAATCCTTCGAGTTGTTCGCCAGTCGCCCCGGTTCCAGCGGCGATCGTGTTCGTTGCTTCCTGATATTCTTGTCCAAGTTTCGCCGCCGCTCCTGCCGCCAACGTCAAACCGCCCGCCGCCATTGCGACGCCTTTCATGGCTGTCCGCATTTTGCCGCCCATGCCCTTGACGTTTTGTTCCGCCTTTTTTGTATCGGCGTCAACCTGAATTGTTATTTCGTTCGCCATCGTCCTCGACTTTGCCTTCGCTTATTATGTGTAACATCTTAAGAATGCCAACGTTTTCGCGCAATATAACCGACGGCGGACAACCATACCTTTGACAAAGGTTGTCGACCATCTCCGCCGTTTCCAGCTCGACGGGTTTTACCACTGGCGACCCGTCCCGATATGTCCCGCCCCGAACAGCCTTCCACCGGGCTATATCGAGGCGGAGCGTTCCCCCGCCGATGTCGCAGCGTTCGCCCACGCCCCAAGGATTGCCGTTCCCAGGTATGGCGGCAACGCTAAAAATCCTTCGGCGTCCGCGGGCAAATTAGACCCGTCCTCGTCCTGTAAATTCCACGACGTCAGGATTTGATCGCCAAACATTTTGAATGCCTGACGCAAATTTTCTGGCTCGTTTTCTGTGGAATTTGCGAGGGTCTGCAAGTTCAGAAATGTTTCGAGGTCGACGTCGAGTTTCGCCTCTATGCGGACACCTTCATAATCGGGATTATCGAAAACGAGGATCGCTTTCCTCCGCTCTATTACAAACGGTTTGACCCCGTTTTTGCTGGCGTTAATACTTGTGACCATTATGCTACCGTACTCCACGCCGGGACTGTACCGCTTTGCAGATTTAACGTCACCGACCATGTCAATTCGCCCGTTGTGCTTCTGGTCACGTTGTAATTTCCGACGAGCATTTCCATCGTTAATTTGGGATTAGAGGATGTATTACCCCCGACCCTCAAATCAAATGTCCGCGTTCCTGTTCGGGTTTTGAAAACGTCGTGGCTTTTGTTGCTCGCGGCGTTGAAAAACCCGCTCAATGAGACATCGCCGTCACTCATCCCTGTTATCCGCTCTTGAGCGGATTTATCCAGCCCTGTCGTGGTGATTAACTCCTGGGAGATATTGATCCCGTAATCGCCGATATCATTTGAGATATCACGGGGCGTTCCCCCGCTATCGTCAACTGCCAGATAATCGCCCAGACCTGTCTGTTTCGCCATCTCAACCTCCTTATGATCTACTAAATAGAACTGCTATTTTTGCATCGCTAAACGTTCCCGTCGTGGTCACTTTCAAATATCTGGCAACGTTTCCTGTCATCTCCAATCGTTCCGCGGTAGGTGCGCCAGCCGTGGCGACAGTTGAGAAAGTCATAAAGTTCGAGTATGAACCGTCGCTCGTGCTACACTCCTGTAAATTTACTATGACACTGCCAGATGCAACGCTAAACACCTGTAGATAACCAGTCCCCCCATTAGTCGTCGCCGCCCCGCTGTCAACTACCGTTCCCGATCCAGCAGACGAATGGGTGTCGTCATGTGCTGTTAACATTTCCCCGTATTCTGCGCCGCTACCGTTCGCTGAATAAGTCGTCGAAGCGGTAATGGCCGACCCCGGCCCGCGGGCTATGTTATATGTTCCCTGCTTAGACACTAGCCCGACCCCGGCATCCCCAGCCGCTGATCCCATCGGTATTAAAACAAGCTGGTCGGCGGTCGGGAGCTTGCCAGAATTAGACGTCCAGACCGCGTGCTGACGTGATGCCGCATTATCGAAAAACGCTTCGACTGAAATCTCACTGTCTACTGTCCCGACGATTCGTTTCCGGGCCGAAACGTCGAGCGTTGTGACGTCGAGTAATTCACTGGTATAACCCAGACCCGACAATGCGTTCGCATCGCCTGACAGGTCATACCCAGCCGTGTATAGTCTCACATTCAAACCGTTAGTCTTTGCCATTGTTCCTCCCTACGGCGTGATCGTAACCTCGCCCATCAATTCCATTTCAAAAGGTACAGAAACCGTCCTGAATACTCCGCCGCCCATGTTCACATACCCAATCGTTGCAGGGCCGACGTTAGAGTCGGTCACATTGCCCCCCAGGTTGGCGTCAGAGCGGAGCTTTGCGTCGATCTGGTACATTGCGTCCCAGACCGCCTCCTCTATGCTCTCGCGAACGTCCGGGCTATCCTGCATCCGAAAATACGCCCGAACCATAACCGAAACCCGCGATCCGATATCGCCCAATGTTTCAAAAGCCGCAATCCTCCCGGTCAACCAGTACGCCAGAACGGGCGATCCTGAGATCGCCAGCGGTTCGCCCCGATACACCGCAACGAATGCGGGATCAGATATCGTCGATAACAGCGTATCGATCTGACTTAACGCGCCCGATCTGCTCATCCCATAGCCTCGACAATTGCGTCGCCGATATATTCCTCGTACAGTTTCGGATTGTTGTTAATGTGGTTATATGCGTTCTCAAACATCTGGTAACCCGGAAATCCCGGACGTGCGCGGTTTCGTTTGCTTATTCCCTCAATCCATGACGAATAAATTAAATTCCGCCCATAACGAAACTCGCCCGCGTCGATCTGTGCGACGTTGTCCCGTGGGACTGACGCCCCGATATGGTTTCTAAGATTTGCGCTGATCCGACCGTGACGATTTTCCTCGTCGCCGTATAGCTGTTTTTTTACAAAGTTCGATCCCTCGATCGTTGCCAGATCGAACAGGCCGCGGTTGACGGCTTCAGTAAGCCCAAGCGAAACTTGGGACGGCGCGTCAAACATGGGGCCTTTAACTTTGAACGTCGTTTGCGGTGTCGGCATTAAAATATAATCCCGTTCGATGTCCCCGTCGCCCTGTACTGGTCGAGGGTCATCAGGATCGATTGTATTTCGCCTTCGGCCGACGTTATTGATCCTTCGCCCGCGCCGATGGTCGTTACCGTTCCCAGATCGCGATCCCGGAAAACAATTTTTGATAAATCCAAACACGCCTGGACGACTAATTCTGGATAGTCATATCGATATAACGACGCGCCCCCGCTATGGGTCGCGGCGGTTGAACCGTTGACGCCCCGTTCTACTGTCAACGTGTTACCGCTGATTGACGTTATATATAACTGCTCAGAATCGATGAGGATCGTTTGGGCCGGGCCTAGATTCGCCGCGGATGTAACCGAAGCCGATGTCCCCGTCGTTGATCCGATAGCGTCCGACGTCGTCACGCTGACGGTGTCGGCTGTATAGCCCCATGATCCGACGATCGACAGTGTTTGTTGTCCCGGATCAAGTCCCTTTGTCGTGTCCTCGTTCAGTTTCAAAATTGTTTTAGGTGTCGAGTTATACGGCATCAGGAAAAAATCATTGTTGTAACCTTCGGTCAATGTTTCCGATGTCGCCCTGTCGGTCGCCCCGTATGCCGTGACCGTGGTCGGGCTGATAATCCAGTTATCGAGCGGAATTACCCCGGCGGTTGAATTACCCATCGCAACGTCAGCCGTCCCCGTGGTCGTTTGATACTGCGGCGAATTCTGCAAGGTTCCGAAACCGATATCGTAATAACGGGTCTGGGTCTGCGGCCCGAATGTTCCGCCGCCGCAATAATCGTCAATCCTTCGGCTGGATGCCTCGAGGATACGGCGTATCGACGCCGCGTCGGACGTCCAGCCCGACGAATACGATGTCCCTGCCAGATAGTCCCGCAGATCGTCAGCGGTTGCGTAAGTATGCCTGACGGCCATTGTTACTTATTCTCCTGGGTTTCTTGCTGTTTGTTTGTGGGCTTTTTGGCTTCCTTGACCTTGAAATAATCAGGGTATTTTTCGAGAAGTTCGGCCGGGACGTCGTAGATTTTGCCCTTCTCGTATACGTCGCCAGTTGCCCCGAACGTGACGTTCACTAAACTTTTTGCCTTTGCCAAAATTTCCTCCTGTTAGGTTTGACGCGGGGCCGAAACCCCGCGCCATCTGGGCCGTTGTTATGCGGCTCTTGAAATCTTAAACGCATCTGCCAAACCGACCTGACCGTCACCTCTGCGCGTAGCAAAGAAGCCGACCTGATCGTTGCCCATGTACAGACTGTCGTTACGCCTGATCGTGAATCCTACTCTATCGAAAATGTAGTAATTCTTGAAATCACCGAAAATCGCGATCTTCTCCGTAGACGTGATCGTCGCACCGAGACCGCTGACAACATCCGTGGTCACGTTAGGGCGACCCATGATGAAATCTGAGGGAGCGGCGGTGATGTTAGGGACACCCGTTACCCCGTTTCCTGTCAGGTTAATCTGGTTAATCAGTGAGGCTATCGCACTTTTCATAACCCATGTTCCGTTAGCCCTGAACTGTGCGTTCAAAGCATAGTACGTACCAACGAGGTCGGCGGCAACAACAGAAGTTGCATTAGCCATCGTGTAGAACGCCACATCGCCGTCAGACATGATGCCAGCATACTGGGTAGTGTTGTTTCCACTGATGATACCAACGTCTTCAAACCGTCCTGCTGACTCTTGGAATATCTGCGTGAGCAGAGCTGGCAAATTGATTGCGGTGTCGTCGAGGAGTTCGCGGGTCACCTTTACAAGACCGCCGCTTTTCTCGATTGAGAACGCCACTTGTCCGACCGTAGGTGTCTGGTCGCTAAACGCGGCTTCCTCTGCGATTGCCGCCCACGATGCCGAACCCATTGTCGGAACATACCCGTCTTTACTCGATACACGAATGACCGTGGATAGAGGACGAAGTTGACTGCCGGGAACTCCGGGGTCGTGTACAACCTGATTTATAAACTGCTCTGGCACGAAATATCCCTCGCTGTTAACCCTAGAAAATTTTGTTTCTAGGTGGCTGATCATTTCTGTCAGCCTCTCATGGTTTCCCATGAGGTCGGACTATATCATCAACTCCGTAGAGTTGTCGGATTCTATTGACGTATTATGTGACAAGATTGTGCCACTCCGTCTAGTCTCTGAACCTTCCTTGGACACTTCCAAGGCTTGGATGCTGATTGCCTTATCTTTACGACTTAGGTTTCCAGCAATTCTTCCGATTTTCATTACATCGTCACCGATGATAATGGGGCAGATTTTACAAAACCCTCACTGTCAGTATCTTCTTGCATGGCTTTCACTTCGTCAAGACTGGCAGTTTTCCAGAACACATCGTCGCTGGGGCTTCGCATCCACTTAATAAACGTGTCGGTCTGGAAGTCGGCCTGTTCTTTTTCAGTCACGCCCATTTTTTCCTGAACCCACAGGGGCTGGGCCATTGCTGGCAAACCTTTTACCCATGACGCGGGTTTATACGATGCTTTTGTCCTTGACGTTGAGTCATTGGGATCGTAAACGGCGACGTCCTTGTCGGCGACAGGTACGCTGTTCAAGGGTTTGTTGAAATCGCCCTTCAGTGTTTTGAGTTGTGACTGTGCCTGATCTATTTGGTCAGCGTTAGCCATTTTTGACTGTGCGTCTGCTATTTGTCGCTCGAATTGCTCGACGTTACCGTCGGTGAGCGATGCTTCGGCATTTGTCAGAAGGGCGTTCGCCTCTTTTCTGATTTCTGATGTATTCAAAACGATATTTTCCTTTCACTATTGGGTTTTATTTTTAATTCCAAACATGGCGAGCCGCGCCCGTGCTAACCTGATCTGACGATCGGCCGTGTCCGGGGCGGTCGATTCCTCGACCGTGTCGGAGGCGGTGTCGCCGGGATCAGAATCGGGGTCGTCGTCGCCGATTGCTGGCTCAAATTTAATGCCGTCGTGGGCCGCGCACCATTTGCGGGCGTCGCCCTCCGACCATTCGTCTACCGGGAATCTATAAGACGCGATGTCCCAGTCGCCCGTGTCTTTTTCCCTGCCGTATAAAACAACAATCGAACGGCCTTCGTAATCGCCGTCCTCGATTGTTTCGGTCGCCGTGCGGAACCTGTCAAAGTTCCCCGGCTCCCTGATCCTGCAAGCGTGGAAGTTCGGGTATGGTTTCGAGTTGTCAGGTAAATCAGCCGATCTCAATTCCGAAGGTTTCCGATTAGCATCCCTGAGATGCCGCGCCAGATGGTTATATACCCCGCGCCGTTCGTTTTCCGGGATTGATGTTCGGCGGGCGTTCAGGTTTGCGAGGGCTGACGTTATTGCCCTGACATTTGCCGCGCCCAGTTTGCCGTTTTTGCCGATATGATGATGTAAGAATTTATAACTTGATTTTGATTCCGGGTCGCCTTCGGAATCGACCCAAGCATGGGACGCCCGCAGGATAGCCGCGCCGCCCTTAAGCCGTGTCCGCATCAGTCCGCCGTCCCACGCCTCTTCGACCCATGCGGTCAAGTGGCTGGGGATCGCTCCTTTTTCCTCGTCAAGTTCGGCCGACTTCGCCGCGATTGTTGAGGTCGACGGGGAAGCTCCGCGAATGACTGTCGATACTTCGACCCAGTCAAGATTCGATATACGCCTCGTTACAGTCGAAACGTCAGAACCTTCGTGGCTGACGTCCTTGTCGCTGGGGATATTAAACCCGACCGACCATTCCCTGATAAAGTCGCCTTTAACATTGGAAAACGCGTCGCGCCCGGCTTCGGTGTCCATGTTCATTTGTATCCTGGCAAATAAACGATACTCCTCGTCCTCCACTAATTCGGGCTGTGCGAAAACTACTTTCCCGACGAGTTTTCCTTGGTCATGGCCCGACAGCACAGGGATCGGTAAATTGTCGCGTATGGACGCGTTGAACGCGCCCGGATCGACTATATCCCCGTCCGCGTCGTTGACGCCCATTGTGTTGACATATGCCTCGACAATGCCTTCGGCCTCGTCGACTGCTTTTGCTGTTGCGACTAATGTTTTACGAATCATGTTTGCTCCTGTGGTTTGTAGCCTCGCGGCATTGGCATCCAATTTAACGTCCCGTTCGGATGGTCGTCGATATTCTGCGCGTCCTCGAGGCTGTAAATCTGGCCGTTGCGTTCCTCACAGGTTCGGCCGTATGGATCGCCGGGATCGATATAATCATCGTCAGGATCGCCGTCGACGTCGTCCGCCTGTACATACGCGAAACCTTGCTCCTTATAGAACCCGACCGTCGATTGATTCTGGGTTCGCATCACTTCGGTTCGAGCAATCAATCGCGCCCTGTTCTGTGTCTCAGTCAATACCGATCTGATACCTGGGAAGCGATCGTCGGGGACACCCCGCGCCAGTTGTTCGATTGAATAACCGCGCTCGAGGCCGATCCCGACCGCTTTTCCGATTGCCTTCGATGTCGTCCTGTGGATCAACGCCGCTCGTGTCGGGGCTGATGTCAGGATGTTTTGAATCGTCGGTAATTTATCCGACCACGGCAATTCCCCGGCAATGCCGACGGTGTTGATTGTTCCGAATGTTCGTTTACTTACGCGCCGATACGCCTTCTCGAGTATCGTTGACATATTCCCGGTCTCGATCGGCGGGAGCATATCAATCGGCTGGAATGGATAGTCTTTTGTGGTCGTGGTATTGCGCTCCATATGGCGTCCCAGGATGCCGTCTACGCGGTTCCTGATGCCCCTGAAGTGTGTTTGCACCTGACGGGCTAAAACGTCGGCCTCCTCTTCGCGTTGCTTAATCATCTCGCGCCGTAGAATCTGCCCACGCGGTGCGACCCGCGGTTTTTTTTTAGCCTCGATAATGTGCGGGGCTGATTGTTCGACCGGGGCTTCGCCGACTGCCACCGTTGCCGATTGTCCTTCGGCGACTTCCATTACCGCCGACGGGACGCGCCTGATTGCGCCTTCGGACACCGCATCAAAGCCCAGCTTTTCGCGGGCTTCGTTGAGCGTGATTATTCCCCCGGTAAATAACGAGTTGACCTGTGCGGTTGCCGCGGCTTGATCGTCGAGAACCCCGCGCATCTGCGCCCAGTCAACCGACAGTGTTTCGTTTCCCTTGTATTCGTCGAATAAATTACGGTTGAAATATCTGAGGATACGTGCGACCAGCGGCTCGAGTGTTTCGGAATGAAACGCCAGACGCGCTTCCCGGTAATTACTGAACGTCGAACGCTGCAAACCTACGTTCGCCCCGACCAGAATGGCGGGAACCCCAAACACCGCGCATATACGCGATTCTGTGAGGTTGTGCAGACCGTCCAGCGACATATCCTTCGGGCTATTCGCCATCGGCTGATACTCGGCGTCGTCGTCGAGTATTGCGACCCTGTGAAAGTTGTTGACACCGCCGAACTGCGACCGCCATCTCGAGCGAATCGTCGACGCTTCCTCCTGCGATGATAACCGCTTTTTGAGTTTCAATAGCCCGGACGGGACGCCCGCGTTCTGGAAATATACCTTCGCGAAATCGGTCATGTTCAAATCAAGATTGACGTTCCGCGCCAGAACCTGCAACGGGCTTAAACCGTACAGGTCGCCAGCCGGGTTCGGTAAAGATAGGTGGCACATATTCGCCGCTTCGATTTCGTACCGCTTGCTACCGACCTCATAGATGTATGAGTCGGCCCCGTAATCGCCGGCGACAATCGTTACCCTGTCGGGCCGTAGCAGATACAGCGACGACACCTGATTCGACCGGGCGCGTTCCTTGATGGCGTAAGCATTGCCCGACACCATCAGATACGTGACCAGCCGCTCGATGAACGAATACCAGTCGTGATAAGGATTCGGCTTCGACGTCAGGTCGTAGAGTAAGCCGCGTTCGATCTCGATCGTTCCGCCGTCGGTCGATGGGGCTTGGACAAAATACCGGGGCGAAGCCGCGGCCGTTGCTAGCTCCCTGATACAAGCGTGGACGATCTCGTTCTTGTTGTATCCCTCAGATGCAAAGTTCTCATAATTGGAGTCGGGGTATGTAGCCTGTCCGACGTCAAGGTTCAATGGAACCGTCGTCGACAGCTCCTGATCCTGCTTTGTGATCCAGTTGTCCCAGAACGGCACGTGACCTCCTCCGACGTTCGGGCTTGCAAAGCCTCGGACACTTCGTCGGGTTCGGCCACTAATGCCAAAAACAATAACACCCGCGCCGATGTTACGTCAACGCGGGTGCTGGTGGGTTTGGTTTTATTTGGGTTGTTTAGCTGGTCGCCCCAACTGGGCCGTGGGCTGATTCGAGATGCTTCTGCCACGCTTGTTTTCTGCGCCCTAGATTTCCGCCGATAGCATAGCGTCTAGCAGGAGTTGTCCAGCCACATAACGAACACTCGTTTTGTTGAATTGCTTTCCCTTTTATAATTGCCACTGCAGTAATTGGCATCAGGGGGGCGTATGCGTCCGCATTGTGTCTGCGTGGAATAGTACCGTAGCGGCTGGCATAAAACCCGTCGCCGATCCTGTTGATAATCCAATTTTGTTTTGCCATTGTTGTTCTCCTCAGTGGTTTGATTTGGTTTGTGTTTTAATTTTCTAAAATGTCGAGAATGTTTCTGGCGACTCTGGTCGCTAGTGCATTCTGTGGTGTTTGGTATCTCTCCGCCCGCTCCATGTATACCTCTTTGGCTCCCTCTAATGTGTAACCTTGTTTTAGTAACATTTCTTTCTGTAATTTGTGGTCTAGTCTTTTGAAAGATTCTTTAGCTTGTTCTTCTGTCATTGGAACCCAGGTAAACTTCTCAGCCTTGTCGCCGATGTCTGACCTGATGATCTTTCCTGCTTTGATATCTCTCATTGTTGTTCTCCTCAGTGATTTGATACATCCAATATATAACAGATGATATATAGGTGTCAACACCCTGACGAGTATTTATAACAGCAATTACGGGGATTCGTTTTTCGTCTTACAGCGCGAACAAACGATCACGGTTCCCGCCCCGGCCTTTTCCGCGAGAAGTTTTCCGCAATTGGAACAACGCATCTCGAGAGAATCAGTCATCCCCGTACCATTCGTCGTCGAAATGCTTCGGCATCGCGCCCCAGCGGTCGCGGGCGTTGCCGTACCGTGTCTGAAAATCGGCCGCCGGTGCGGCATCTCTCAGGCATCGGTAGTGTTTATTAATAAGCTCATTACCGCACCAGGAACAAATCTTTGGGTCGCTGTGACATTCGCAGACGCAACCCTCGCAGTCGTCATGGCCGCCGTACAGACAGATTAAAGTCGTTACCATACGCCTACTCCTACCGCGGCGTTCTGGCCGTATACCGCCAATGCTAGGGCCATTACACAGTCATCGTGCAGGCCGTCCGGGGCGGAGTATCGAACGCCCGTCCTTGTATACTCGAACGCGAACGATTCCAATTCCGACACGATCGGCCCGTCAGGATATTTAATCTCCGACGTCTGGATCGCGACCGCCAGTCCCTCCATCAATTTTTGTTTTGATGTCTGGGAGAAATTGTAGCCCTGCACGTTTGATATCTCACGCTGCAACCGCTCGACGATCGGGTCGCCGACGCCCGTCGAATCAATAACCGCCGGGATCAAACCAATTTCATTGACCAGACGTTTGACGGTTTCCTCCCACGGCCACTGGTAACGGTCGAAACGGCAGACCGTCCCCTGATCGTCGAGGCCGATAACGACCGTCCAGTCGATCGACTTCGCGAGGTCGACACCGTACACGACAGGCGGACGCCCGGACATATCACCGACACAGGATCGGATTGATCCCTGACCGAACGGGTTTCCCCCGTCGTCGCTGGGTTCAGCGTAATACAACTCCCTGAACACCGCGTCGGGTAATTGACGTCGCGCCTGTTCGACCTCGTCGCGATCGACGATCCCAGCGTCGACGGCATCCTCTGCCGTCAGCTTCGCATAGCCCCATCCCGGTTCCCCGCCTTCGGCCCGACGCGCCATCGAATACGCCCAGTTACGCCGACCCTTGACGTTGCCGATAATCCGCACAGGCCCACGCGTCGCCGTCAGCGTTGACCGTACCGCGAACCACGCCTCCTCCCGCATCCTCGAGGCTTCGTCCAACACGGCCGCGTATACATCCTCACCGTATAAGTTGTCAGGCTTCTCCGCCGACTTAAACGCCAGCGTCGCGCCGTTTAAAAGCGTGATCGTCAACTCCGATTCGTTCGCCGTGTAAAGCTCCTGGGACAATCCACGCTTCAACCGCCTGAACGCTATTTTCGCCTGTGGATAAACTGGGCTGATCCACCAGAACGATTGGCCCCGGTATCCGTTCATAGCGGCTTCAAGTATCCACGCGATACACGCGATCGTTTTCCCACATTTTGTTGATCCCTCTATCACGGCATAGCGTTCAGGGCCGAATATAGCGGCCTGTTGTTTAGGATAAAGCCGTGGCCGCTTGTATGTTATCGTCGGTGTTGTCATTTCCGCTTGCCGCCTCGATATTAAATGTGACATCTCCCTGGGTTAACTGGATTGATCGCTGGTCGATTGTGATTAACGGCTCCTGTGGTATGACGCCGTTAATCTCGGATATCCTGTGCATGATCTTTAAAACGGTATTCGTCGCCGCCTCATCGCCTGTCAGGGCTATCGGCCACCACCGGGCGAGTAACGTCGTGTATCGTTCCATTTGTAGCCCCCGGATTTGATCGGCCGTCCCTACGTGACGTTCCGCCAGATCGTTCATAGCCTTTTTTAATTGACGATGAACATAAGCCTTGTCGATTGACATATGTTGGGCGATCTGACGTTCAGTCGCCCCGCCCTTATACAGCTCGAGCATCTGGTAACGACGCTCCTCAGTTTTCATTTTTGACCGTACCGACATTAAACCTTCACCGCCTTTTCCCCGGTGTAATCCTCCCAGCGTTTGATTGTTACATCGCAGTATCGCGGCTCGATTTCCATCGCATAGCACCGACGGCCCAGACGTTCCGCGGCGATTATGGTCGTCCCGGAACCGACGAAGGGATCGTATACATCGCCTTCGTGATAGGACAACGGCCGTTGCATACACTCGAGCGGTTTCTGCGTACTGTGACCGCCGTCGACGGCGTCGGAGGATACATTCTTATCGAGCGATATATCCCAAACCGTCGAGGCGTTTGCCGGGCCAATCCACGCGGCCTGACGGCCCTTCCTGACCGCGTACCAGCACGGCTCATGCTGAAAATTATAGTGTCCTCGTGAGATTGCAAAGTGGGGCTTGCGCCACATGACCGACGCCCGAATCTCAAACCCCGCCGACTGGAGTGCCAGTCCCGAAACAATACAACCTGCGGATGATGCGCTCCAGCAATAAACAACGTCGCCCGGAAACAGTCGCCACGCATCCGACCAATCAGTCCGGGTGTCTGCGGTCACCCCTCCTATACGGTTAGCCCCGTAGTTTATTTGACCCTTTGCCGCCGCTTCGATCCTCCAGCTGGGGTCGTAGTCCACGCCGTAAGGCGGGTCGGTCACCATGAGGCTCGGCGTCTCATCGCCCATCAGGGCGACGACGTTCTCCTCTGAGGTCGCGTCCCCGCACATCAGGCGGTGTTGGCCCAGAC